GAGCCCCAGAGATTAACTCAGTCTCCACTGATTCTTAGCATCCTCGAACTTCTTAATAGTGATCTGACCACCAACATGTGCAAAATCTTTATAATAAGGAGGAAGCTCGTCTAATTCAATCAAACTCAATAGCTTATCTTTTAATTCAAGGAATAAATCCCATCCATCGGTACATTTAAATAATAAGCTACACAACTTACTGATAACCCTCTCTGAACTAGTCATCACTTCATCTGAAATGTAGTGTGAACCAAAACATAATTGGTGTACCATCCTATCTTTATTTAGGTATCTACCGTTAAGATCAATATAATGTCCTAAGAAATATATTTTTTCCCCTTTCCTAAATATTTCGGATTTTTCGGTACTTATAACAGAGCCAAATTTTAGTTTAAAATAGTTACTAAGACTATCTAATGAGTACTTTTTATCAGTTGAGAATATATTATCATCCCCGTGTAATGTAAGCTGTTTTGCACCTAGCGGTCTACCAGTAGTATCCAATTGGTGATATTGCAAACAAAACATACTGACTAATGAACCAACTAAATTTGTAAGAGTCGAACCAGAAAGTAATCCTCTTTTCTTTTCGAAAGCTATCGTTTCCCCATGACTTGAAAGCAGTACTTTAGCATTGAGGTGATAAAAAATAAGTGATTTAATACTTTCACTGTCTTCTTTACTAACGTCCAGAAAAGTAGTCATCCATTCTAAAATCAATTTAATTATATCATTGCTAATATTCATATCAAAACCTTTTATATCCAAGGAATATGTATACTCATAATTTTGGCAATTTTTATAACGAGCTAGAAGATTTGGCCAAATATTTCCATAGGCATAAGGAGTATCCTTATATTTTTCAAAATGAATGAAAAAACCATTAAAATATTTTCTTTCTAACGCTTGAATGTAATGCGGCACCGGATAAAATTGCCTAAACTTAAGTTTATTAGATCTATTTATTTGTGTCCTCCACTGAGTACATATCAAAGTTTCAATCATAAACTTAAATTCCTCCTGTTTATTACATCTTGCTTCTTGCTCTATCAGATTTTCAAAATTATTAACTTTTGGAGTAATATAATCAGGAAAACTAGAAGATGTGTTTTTAGGCATATTTTCCAATGCTTCACGTAACTTTGGAATTTTAAACTTATGACCCATCAAAACAAGTTGCTTCGACATAACATGGAGTGTTCTTTTGACCAGAACAGGATCAAGATCAACAACGTTCGGTTTACTCATGGAATCAAAAGTTTCAGTTCTATTATCATCACACTGTTTTGATAAATTCACTGTCGCTAAATACTTCACCATTTTCTCCTCATAGTCAAAAAGCTTCAGAAAAACCTTTTCTGTGAGATATCTTGCTGTACCCAAGCTCTGCGCATAGCATATCCTAATAGTACGCTCAACCTCCTTCGGCTTAAAGAC